AGTGTTAGGTTATTTAGGAGGGTTAGCAAGTGCAATTATTTCGTTTTATTTCGGAGCATCTCATACCAGCGACAAAGGAGAATAATATGAATATATCACAAGAGGGTTTATCATTAATTAAAAAATTTGAAGGTTGTGAACTTGAAGCTTACAAATGTGCAGCAGAAGTTTGGACAATAGGTTATGGTTCAACTAAAAGTGTTAAAGAGGGTGATACTATTACCCAAGAAGAAGCTGATGAATTGTTATTACACGAAATGGAAGAATACGAAGGTTATATAAATGACTTGGTTGAAACTAATTTAAAACAAAACGAATTTGATGCTATGGTTTCATGGGTATTTAATCTTGGACCAGCTAATTTAAAAAGTTCAACTTTGTTAAAAGTGTTAAATAGTTCACATCCAGATTGGAATGATGTACCAGCACAAATAAAAAGATGGAATAAAGCTGGTGGAAAGGTTTTACAAGGTCTAATAAGAAGAAGAGAAGCAGAAGCCTTACTATTTGAAGGCAAAGAATGGCATGAGGTTTAACTATGCCATTAGCAAAGTATGTATTTAAACCAGGTATAAATAAAGAAGGTACTAATTATAGTAATGAAGGTGGCTGGTTTGATGCAGATAAAGTTAGATTTCGTAAAGGTAGACCTGAAAGAATAGGTGGTTGGCAAAAACAAAGCACAGATAGTTTTATAGGTACTTGTAGAAAAATTTATCCATATAAAGTATCTGATGGTACTGATTATATAACTTTAGGCACTCATCAAAAATTTTATGTATTACAAGGCAATGTTTATTACGATGTAACACCTATTAGAAGTACAACATCTGCAGGAGATGTAACATTTGCAGCAACAGATGGAAGTACAACTATTACAGCTACAGATACTTCTCATGGTGCAGTAGAAGGAGATTTTGTTACATTTAGTAATGCTGCTAGTTTAGGTGGTAATATTACTGCTGCAGTTTTAAATCAAGAGTATCAAATAGATAGTGTTCCAACTGCTAACACATTTACTTTTACAGCTACTGCAACTGCTAATTCAAGTGATGAAAGTGGTAATGGTGGTAGTTCTACAGTTGGTACATATCAATTAAATTCTGGATTAGATGTTTATGTTAAATCTACTGGCTGGGGTTCAGGTACATGGGGTGCTGGAAGTTGGGGTGCTGCTACTGATTTATCTTTTACTAATCAATTAAGATTATGGTCAATAGATAATTTTGGTGATGATACAGTATTAAATCCAAGAGCTGGTAGTATTTTTTATTGGGATGAATCTTCTGGTTTAACAACAAGAGCAGTTAATATTTCTACTTTAGCTGGTGCTAGTGATGTACCAACAGCAGTATTACAAACAATGATTTCTGATGTTGATAAACACGCAATAGCTTTTGGTTGTAATCCAATAGGTTCTTCTGCTATTGACCCTTTATTAGTAAGATTTTCAGATACAGAAAGTATTACAGATTGGACACCAACTGCAATAAATCAAGCAGGTGGAGTTCAACTATCTATGGGTTCAACCATTATAGGTGCATTAAGAACAAGACAAGAAATACTTATTTGGACAGACGCAGGTATAATTTCTATGAGATTTGTAGGTGCACCATTTGTATTTTCATTTAATGAAGTAGCTCATGGACCATCTTTAATTGGACCTAATGCAGCAGTAAATGCTAATAATAGTGTTTATTTTATGGATAATGGTGGATTTTATATTTATTCAGGTTCTGCACAAAGACTACCTTGTACTGTATTAGATTATGTTTTAAGTGATTTAAATCAAGGACAGGCACATAAAGTATTTGGTGCAGTCAATGATAGTGCTAATGAAATTATGTGGTTTTATCCTTCAGGTACAAATACAGAAATAGATAAATATGTTATGTATAACTATTTAGAACAAGTATGGTCTATTGGTACAACATCAGATAATTTTGTAAGAACTGCTTGGGATGAAGCATTAATACTAAATAATCCTATAGCTGCTAGTAAAAATAGCAGTACAGTAAATACTAATTATCTTTATGCACATGAAATAGGACATGGAGATGATGGTAGTAACTTTACAGCATATATAGAATCAAGTGATTTTGACTTAGACCCTGATGGCGAAAAGTTTATAGCAGTAAATAAAATAATACCTGATATACAATTTAGAGACCAACAATCTACATCTGATGATGTAACTATAACAATAAAAGGTAGAAATTATCCATTAGAAGATTTATCTACTTTATCTACTGTATCAGTTACACCAGCTTCTACATTTACTAATACAAGAGCTAGAAGCAGACAATGTGCTATTAGAGTATCTAATTCATCAAATGATTATGGTTGGAGACTTGGTGATTTAAGATTAGATATAAGACCAGATGGTAAAAGATAATGGCAAATCCTAAATCAATAGCATTACCTTTAGCACAACAAGAATATAGTTCCGCAGATGAGGCAGTTACAAGAAGAATACTAGAACAAGCAATACAAGATTTAGCTATAGAAGTAGATAAATTACAAAGATTACAAAGTGTTGTAGTTAGTAAAGGTTTAAAAAGACATCAATTTTTATTAATGGGAATGAAGCATGGCTGATAATTTAAAAGTATTAGGTCAAGTTGACCCTGCAGCAACAACAACAACTACACTTTATACTGTGCCTAATATGACACAAACAACAGTTAGTTCTATAGTTGCAGCAAACAGAACAGGGTCTGCAATAACATTTAGATTAAGTGTTCATGTAGCTGGTGCAGGTGCAGATGATAAACAATATCTTTATTATGATAAATCAGTAGCAGCAAATGATTCATTATCAATAGTTTTAGGTATAACATTAAATCAGACAGATGTCGTAAAAGTTTATACAAGTGCAGTAGATATGAGTTTCAATATGTTTGGTTGCGAAACCAAAGAGGAAGATAGATAAATATGGATATAAAACAACAAACCAAAAATGTAGCAGCACAAGGTCGTTTTGGCGATTCTATGTTACTTCATGTAAATCCTGCAGAAGTTAAAGGATTAGCATCTGCTATGCCTATAACAATAAATCCAGATACAGGACAACCAGAAGCTTTTCTACCTTTCTTAGCACCTATGTTAGGTAGTTTAATAGCACCAACAATTTTAGCTGGAACAGGATTATCAGCAGCAGCTATGGCAGGTATAGGAGCAGGTTTAGCTACATATGTACAAACAGGTGGTTCTGGCAGTAAAGCATTAATATCAGGTCTTACAGCAGGTATGGGTACAAAAGCTTTAGAGGGTGTAGCAAATCCAGGTTTAGATACAGCTATAGCTGATGCACAAGTTACAGCAGGTATAGGTACACCTGTTGACCCAAGTCTTGTTGGACCTGTAATACCACCTACAAGTTTTGCACAAACACCACCTACAACTTTAGCTGGTCAACAAGCTGCAGAACAAGCAGTAAGACAAAGTGTAGGTGGACCAGGAGCATCTTTACAAAAAATATTTAGTCCTGGATTAGATGAAGGTGTAAAAGCATTAGGAAGTGCAGCAATGACTCCTACTGGTATGTTAGCAGGAACTGCAGCAGGTACTGGAGCTGTAATACAATCACAAGAAGAGTTTGAAAGACAAATGGCTGAACTTGCATTAGAAGAAGAAGAGCGTAAAAAAAGAATGTATGAAATGTACCCTGAACAAATACCAGTAGCTAGTGGTGGTAAAACAGGTTATCAAAGAGGTGGTATGTCTTTTTATCCAACCTTTGACCCAATGATGAACATGAATTTTAATCCAGTACAAAATATAAATCCAACCACTACTAGACAAACTAGACAAATTAATCCTGGATTTATGGCAGGTTTTTCTCCTGAATACAGATACTTTCGAGGTGATGACCCAAAAAGATATTTAACAAGATATGCTGGAAATATAAAAGATAGTAGTAATCCACAAACTTATGGATTTCAACCACCAGTACAACCATTATCTCCTCGTCAATTTATTAACGAAGGTAGATATATGCCTCCTCCAAGATTTGGTGGATATGGCAATCCTTTTATGCAAGCACCAAGTTATAGAAGTTTTTATGGTAATCCACAAATGGGTGGCATGATTAATCCTTATGCAAGATTTACACAACAACCTATACAACCATACTTTGCACCACCTCCAATTTATACACCACCACCACCTCCACCACCACCTAAAGATGATTTACCACCACCAGATATTCCACCACCTGATGATAATATAGGTCGTAAAGGTACAACTAGAAATATAATACCTACAAGTTCACAAGATGAATTTGTTACTAAAGGACCTGTAAGAGGAGGTATGAATCGTGAAAATCCAGTACCTATAACTACACCACCTCCTACAATAACAATACCTATTGAAGGTGGAGCAGATGTAAAAATACCTGATTTTAGTAAAATAAATACTCCAATAACTTCTCCAATGATTAAAGGTTTAGAAGATAGAGATGCTATGCGTCAAGAACGACCATTAGGAAGTTTTGAAAATCCTCTGTTTACTCAGATAGGTGTAGGATTAACAGGCACACCAATAGAGGAAAGAAATAAGCGTCTGTTGAGACCAATAGAAATTCCTAAAGGTAGTGATGAAATGTCTATAGATAGAGTAGCACCTACAGATGATATGGTTAGATTACCTGGACTACCATTACAAGCAAACCCAGCACCAATTACAACACCTCCTCCAACTCTTCCAACTCCAGCAGCACCAGCTAATACACCTATGCAAAAACCTATGTCTATTGGTGGACCAGGTGGTTCTAAAAATGATATGTTTAGATTTGTTAAACCAACAGCTATGTTTGCAGAAGGTAAAGATACTGATAAAGAATTACCTAATGAAGGATTAAAAGCTTTAGCTAAAACAGAAAAAGGTAAAAAAGTTGTAGAAGCAATGGGTTATCAAGAAGGTGGACCAACAGATATGATGCAAGACCCAATAACACAAGAA